ATATTGTGTAGGATTTGTGTATTTGATTACAAATACTGTAACTGGACGCAAGTACATAGGGAAAAAACTAGCCAAATTTTCAAAAACTACAGTAAAAACAGTAAAACTTAAAAATGGCACTAAAAAGAAAAAGAAGATCAGAAGCAAAATAGACAGCGATTGGCAAGAATATTATGGCTCAAACGACGAACTTAAAAAAGACATACAAACACTAGGCCCAGAGAAATTTACTAGGCAAATACTGTATTACTGTAAATCAAAAGCAGAATGTTCATATATTGAAGCAAGAGAACAATTCCGACACCAAGTCTTAGAATCAGATGATTATTACAACGGGCATATACAAGTCCGTGTCCATGGCTCCCATATTAAAAACAAGTTAGGCAGTTAAGCTAGCACAAGCCAACATCGTGTGCCCTAGACCTGGTTGAAATATACGCAGGGACGGAAGCCTTCTCGCTGCAAGAAGCACTCAACTACTACCCGCAAGGATGAGGATCGCAAGTGCCGCGATTTAGTTGTTTGAACAGGATAATAAAGGCTAAAAAGACGCGATAGCGATATCGCACGGTTACTAACATGTCTGATATGTGTTAACTAACCCGCCGTTGTATAAAGACGGAGCTCGAGGTACAGGACAACCGCCTCTGTAATGCTCTTATATCAGTGACTGTGCTACTCAGATGAAGCTCATATATTTTTTGCCCGCCCTGGGCAAAGAGTGACCAATTAATCTAGATGAAATCTTAAAAAACAATATTGATGAGCGCAAGCGAAATCAATAGACTAACGAAGTTAGTCTTAGAAGAATGGCATTCCTGATTTCTTAGCAGTTTCTAAATTATCTTTTATGATATCTGATATAATTCTGCGTTCTTCAGAACTTAACAGCATAGCATCTGAATATGCGATACCGCCTCTCATGTACCAACAAAATCTTAATATTTCGTCTTTTATGGCTCTAGACTGACGCTCGTAACTATCAACTAAAGCTAGTATAGCGTCTCCATTGAGAGTCAAGAGCCGTCTACGAAAAAACTAGCATAATCAAATATTAATGGAATAGAATATTCCTTAGAGCAAGATTGACAATTTGTTTCTAATGGCGGAATAGTGCCCTCGGCTGCAATTTCTTCTAGTTTAGTTCTCACTGCTTTACAAACTTCCGCATCACAATTCTGATAAAATTCAGTTATATGTTCTGGGTCATTAACTATGCTGCCACTTTCAACAATTTCTATATATTCAGTGCTATCAGCTAAACTTTTAATTTGAAGCTCAATAACTCTAGACATGTGTTTTTTATATTCTTCTACTCTTATTTCTTCTGACAAATTAGTATCGCCGAGTGCATTTAAAACACGTTGTTCTTCATAACTTATTTTACTGGTTGCGTTTACTGAAAAATATTTTTGTGGTTGAAGTTTAATACGCAGATTATTTGTTTGAATTTTTTTAGTATAATCAACAGTTTTAATTTGATTTAAGATACCACCTAAATCTGCTTCAAATCTATTTTCTTCATCGCAGTGTGGACATTTGCTTTCAAATTCCATTTGATTGCCATAACTGGCAATCCTAATAGCTATTAGGGTTGCATCAACATCTATACTAGGCATTTGCCAAGCATCTGTGATATTTGGACAACAACTGTGTATAACATCAACTACGCCTTGGCCGTTTAGCAGAGCGTCTGGTGTTTTTAATACAATTTCATCTCTGGCTGTCATTGGATACACTGGTATTTCTTGAGATTCAGGTAAATTTAATCCTGAAGCCCAATATTGACCACGACTAGGCAATGGAAAATAAATTGCCGGTTGTCTAAAATGAGCCATTAAGGGATTAATTGGTTTTGTATCCATATTTTGATTCCTATAAATAATTGATAAGCACATTATTTATAGGCGTAAAAACATGGCTGATTTAAACCAAGTAGTTGAAGACTTAGCCCGAGAACTAAACAGATTAGGTGGAATATTACAAGGCACCGGCTCCTCTTTTAGTGGATTAAACAGTACGGTTAGGAGTTCTGGGGCAAGTGTCGGACAAGGACTTGTCAGATTAAGATCTGACATAGACCGCGGTCGTGTTTCTTACCGTGATGCCACAGCCGAACTTAGACGCCTAGAACGCCAATTTGAAAATCTTGATGATGCTGTAAAACTTTCAGCTGCTGGCGGTCGTATGGCTGCAATGCAGCAAAAAATGTCTGCCCAGTTACTGGGTCAAGGTGTTGGTCAAGCAGTCGCAGACATGGGCAAACTGGGCATTGCTAGTGCGTTTGACTACTTTAAAAATCAATTAATAACAGCAGCCAACTCGTTGCAACAGAATGTTGGTGGTGTGCAAATGGCATTCAATTTGCAAAATCAAGCACTGCAAGATCAGGCCAAAATTTTAAATGGTTTTGGAGACTCTGTAGCAGGAGCTGCTGCTAGCCTTGCTTTGGTGCCCGGGGGGCAAACACTTGCTGGCATTTTTGCGGGCGGTGCTGTTGCACTAAAAGGGTTGGCAAAAATAACAGGCAATACCGAAGATGCACTAAAAATATTGCAAACTGAAATAAGCAAAACTGATGCAGCATTTAAAGTAATGACCAATGCTGGCACAGTTTTTTCTAACGGTATGACTGGTATTAGAAATGCAGCCGGTAATGTTGGGTTAGATCTTAAAGATTTTTCAGAACTGGTAGGAAAAAATTCTGAAGCACTGGGTAAACTGGGAGGATCGGTTAATCAAGGTATTTCAAGATTTACTGCTGTCAGCAGAGAAATGCAGGGATTTAGACAGGGTCTGATTAATTTAGGTTACTCGGTTGAAGAACAGGCGCAACTCACAGTTGACTATATGGGCATCCTACAAAGGACCGGCCAACTTGAAGGCAAAACAGCACAAGACGTTGCTAGAGACACAAATGCCTATCTAACCAACTTGCGAGCAATCACAGCATTTACCGGCGAAGATGCCAAAAAGGCAATGCAACGAGGAGCCGAAGCAGCAAGACAATTGGCTGTGCAAGAAAAACTGTCTAGAATGGATGAGAAAGCAGGAGCTAGATTTATGGCCGGCATCGAACAAATGCCGGACTTTATGAAAAAAGGTTTAACGCAATCATTTTTAGGTGCAATCACTGATCCGGAAACCGCACAGGCACTAGCACAAGTTCCGGCTTATGGAGAATTACTAAGAAGAACAACTGAGGATATTAATAACAGTGCCCTTACTGAAAAAGAAATAAGTGAAAATTACCAACGTAACTTGAAGGAATTAGGTAGCACAATCAAAGAACAATCAGTTGGATTAGGGTCTAGTGTTGGCGTAGCAACTGCATTAGGTGGTTCGCTGAGTGGGTTGACTGTCATGCTACAAGACATCGCCGATGAAGGCCGCAAAGGTGCTAATGCACAGAAACAAGGCACAGCATTAACAACTGAAACTACAGAAAAAGCAAAAAATACCACGGATGAGTTAACACAAAGTGTAAGTGCTGCCCAGGTAGCATTCAGAGATATGTCATCGGCCCTAACACATGATCTAACTCCGGTAATTCGTAAATTTGCAACTGAAGGATTTCCTTCGTTTTTTAACAATATTAAATCACTAAGTGAACAAGTTAAAGAAGGCGGAAAATTGATTCGAGAAACTATCAAAAGCGCTACAGGCATAGTTGAAATATTACAACCAGGATTATTGAGAGATAGAGGTGTTGGGGCTAGACCAGAACTGAGACCACAAGGAACTACCCCTGTAATCCCGGGCGGTGGTCGAACAGATGACATACCATCAGGCACCTTAGGTAGAGTAGATTCAAAAGAAATAGGAACACAACTGGCTTCTGCAATTAGAGACAATAACAGAACCGCCTCAGAACGTACAGCAAGAGTTCCTACCACTAGCACAGTACTTGCTGATCTTAGCGAAAGCATTCAGCGTATACCTACAAACATTTTAACATCTGAAGATTTCACTGGCTTACGTAACGATGTAAAAGGCCTACAGGGTAAATCAGACCAGCCGCAGACTGTACAACTTGCTGCTGCTGATGTAAATGCCCTAAAATCAGAAACCAATACAGAACCAGTGACATTATCAGCAGATTTTACTAATAGTTTTAACAATCAATTACGCGATAATTTTGTGCAAGCAATGTCTGCATTTCAGACTCAAAAATTAACGTCTTCCGTGCCTGACGAAACAAAACAAAAAGATTTATCAACTACTATGACTGCTGCGCTACAGGAAATATTTTCTGGATCAGGAAGTATGAACCAAATTTTAGCCAATTTACAAAATACACTTGAATCTGATAAACAAAAACAAATCGCTGTTCTTGAAAAACAAAATGAAAAACTAACTGAATTAGTTGCTACAATGCAAGACAATACAGAATACACTAGAAGAATGGCCAACGAGCTTGCTTGACACGGTAAATATAGTACTCATTGAGATAACATATGACTTGGCGTAAGTATTTTAAAAGCAGCAATCTTCCTAGCAATATAAGTCCAATTGGCAGCGGTCGTATGCCAGATCCAGGCTATAGAAATTACCAAAGTAATCTTCCGGATGTGTATATTGGACATCCTAATCGTATTGAACGATACAATCAATACGAACAAATGGACATGGACTCAGAAATTAATGCAGCACTAGACATTCTTTCTGAGTTTATGACACAGAAAAACGAAGACAATAACACGCCGTTTGATATCAAATTCAAAGAAGATCCCACAGATAACGAAGTAAAAATTATCAAAGAACAACTGGCTCAATGGGTAAAGTTAAATGAATTTAACAGCAGAATATTCAAGATAGTAAGAAATACAATAAAATACGGCGATCAAGTTTT